CCACCGCAGCCCTCTCAGGGCCAGCGAGAGGGCTGCACGGGGGCCTCTCCAGACGATGAACACGGGCAACGTCCAGGCTACGAAGACCGGTAGCATCCAGAAGAGGAACCGGAACAGGACGATAATCCGCCGGCGTAATCTACTCAGCATGAGTCGCCATCTATAGCGTCGTCGATCATCATCGAGCCTCCTCGGCCCATCCGTTGCTCCAGCCGGTCGAGCCGCTTGTCGACCTGGCCGCACCGGTCATGCCATATACGCTGCCAGAGAAACCACCGGTCTTTCGACTCGCGCTCCATCCGGACGACCTGCTCGATCAGGCGACCGGCCCGGATAGCGACTGCTCCCAATGCGGTCGCCATCAAGACTCCGCCGCCGATAATAGCCGCGACCACCGGCCCGGTCTCCGAGTCCATTTACATCGTCACTTCGGTTATGCCGAGCGTCCCGGTACAGCGCTGGTTCTCGGCTGCGCTCGTCGTCGGCTCGATCGTTAGCTTGTACGCATGGGAGCTTGTGTCGCCCGGTGCGCGGAGTACCTGGAGGATCACGTACTTGCCGGGGCCGATCGACGTCTCGGTCTCCAGGGTCGTCGTGTCGACATCGAGGCGGGCCGTATAGGTCGCACCAGCACCGATCGTTCCTCCGCAGATCGCGACGGTAGAGATGACCAGGATATTGTTGGAGTCGTCGAGTGTATGTGACACCGAGATGATGTCCGTCTCGGACGTCCCAACGTCGATACCGCTAGTCATCGACGACAGTACAAGAGTCGCGCCGTGGATACCCTCGGCCTCGGCCTCCTGCGACATCGTATGGACATGGTTACCGGCTGCCGCCTTTACGCTCGTCGTGCCGAGGCTCCGGAGGCTGGCCGTTCCCGCGGACGCATCAGCCTGGGAGAGATTCACCACTGAGGAGCCGTACCAAAGGATGTCATTTCCGTTCCGTTGTAGCTCCCCGGCAGCGTCAGGGTTCGCGCTCTGATCCGCGAACGTGAGCGTTGCCAGGGCAGCGAGGGTCAAGCCGGACATCGACGCCCCGCCCTGGCCTGCACTCCCAGTGTGGCTATGTGAACTCAATACCGTTAAATTATCGCGCACGTCGACGTTGAGCATCGCTGCCGTCACGATGCCATCAGGAACATCGCTGTTATCTGACCAGTCTCGCGGAGCCGTCCAGGCCATGCGTTCCTCCTATTGTGCCGGGAAGCGGAACGGGAACTCGTAGGCGAATCCCTTGCTGACGATCCGCGACAGCCAGAGTAGCTGAGGCGGTGGGGATCGTCTCGCCTTCCGGATCATCGGTCGGGATGTCACCGTCGTCATGCCCATCAGTGGGTATGGTTCCCCGCTGCCGCCTGAGTTGATCCGGTGCCGAGCGTCCGGAGGGACGCCGTCCCGGCTACCGCGTCGGCATACAAGCCGACGAGCGCAGCCCCGTAGTATACAAGATTGTTCCCGTTGCGCTGGAGGCGTCCCGCCGTCCCTGGATTGCCGCTCTGATCTGCCAGTACCGGAACCGCTAGGGCCGACAGGGAGACGCCCGATAGGGTCGCGGAGCCGTTACCCGCGGCCCCGCTGTGAGCGTGGGTCGAGAGGGTCTCTTCGTTCGCTTTGATTTGGGCGTTGAGGATCGCGGATGTCACCATGCTACTCGTCCAGCTTTTCGGCGTCGTCCAGGCCATCAGAACGCCGGGACGGTCGAGGTGCCGAGGACGCCGACACCCAGAACCCAGAACTGGCTATAGCCGCCGGAGGCGGGCGATAGCTGCCAGACGGCAACGTGCTGCTGACCGCCCTCCGAGACCTGGTGCCGCTCCGACTCGATGAAGAAGTCCGCGGAGATGCCCAGCTTCGCGTCGTTCGTTGCCGTCACCGTGACCCTGTCGGAGATATCGCGGCCCAAGACCTGGCCGATGTTGCCAGACGTCGACGCCGGGATGGTCATCGTCAGGATGTTCGTCGGCGATGCGAAGATTGCGACCTGGTATTCGCACCAGTCCTGCGCTTCGGAGGTCGTCGGGATGAACTGCGTCTTCGCGACATATTTCCGCTCCCCGTAGATGCCCTGCGAGGTCGTGTCGATGGCCCGAACGATGCAGGGATTCTTCGTCGATACAGCCGTCCCTCGCGCCTGGAGCTTTGTGACGTATCCGTCCGACCCGGTCGCCGAGTTGGTCAACGTGATCGCCATCCGCTCCGCTGTCTTGGTCTGGGTCACGGTGATATCGGACGTCAGGTTAGTGCCGCCTCCGCCGGACGCGGAGTTGAGGAGGTAATCGGTCGTCGCCGCCGGAGTCGTCCAGGCGTCGACTTCCATCGCGCTGTTCGCGGCGTCAGGGTTCGGGAACTCGGCCTCGAAAGTCTTCGCCTCGCCGGGTGCCAGGGTGGGCGAGGCTGACCCGGTCTCCGGATGCGTCCAGAGTACCGCGACCGAGGCCGTGTCAAACGTCCGAGCGGTCGCCTCCACGTGATTGACGATAGTTCCGAGCGGATCGTCCTGGTCGACCTCGACGAACGTATGGGCAGCCCCGTCGGCATCGGAGAAGGTCGCCTGGGAGGTCGTCGAGGCGGTCTGGGTTATCCGGTGGTGCCGGTTCTGAAAGGCGATCTGCCCCGACTTGCTCTCCAGAAGGAATCCCGCCTCGGCCTCCTCGACCAGCCGGAGCGCGTCGATCGCCTTCTTGCCGCTGATCCAGAATCGGCTGATCGTAGTCTTGCCGGTGTCGAGGTCGCGGTCGTCCGACTCCGTCCAGCCGACGTCGTCCAGGATGTCCCCGACGGCCTGATCCGTCCGGCGGTTAGTCTGGGAGGCTAACTGAGTCTCGAACTGGTTGAGGTAACCCAACGTCCCGAACGCGGTCAGGGTCGCCGTCTTCACTCCCTCCGCAGCCGGTGCCGGGAGTATACGGTCGAGCTTACCCTGCCACCGGACGCCGTCGTTGAACGCGACCGGGAACGTATACGGGAAACTCCCGCTCCCGGCCTGAACCTTGACTGTCCGACCTGGGAGGATGTTGCCCGTTAGGGCCGAGGACGTATTGCTGGGCGAGTATTTGCCGCCGGTGTTAACCAACACCGCGGAGAGTTTGCCGGCGACCGAACGGCCCTGCAACTGCGAGGCGTAATCCCGGCCCCGCTCCCACGATAGCGACAGGACATCCGATGTGATGTCGTCGCCGGAATCGGTGAAGTCTCCGTCGTTGTTCCAATCGACGAGGACAGTGTAGGAAGCAGCCATCTACCCCTCCGAGACCGCCGAATCTATCAACGCATCGACCTCAGCCACGTCGCGGCCTATGCCGTTCCGTTGCTCCTTCTCGGCACGGAGTTCCGCGACCAACCGCTCGGCGACGATCCTCCGGAGTTGTTCCGCTGCCAGTACGTTCTCGACAAGAAGTCTCTCGATGTCCGCCTGGGTAATCTGGTCTTGGATCATGCGTTTCTCCCATCCTCTCGCTTAGTGGGTATGCGTTAGCGACTGATCAGCCGTGTGCTTATGTCCTACGCTTCGCGTGTGCATACGAGTGTGCATGTAATCAGGCGGGTCACCCTTCGGCCCCGTAACGCCCTCCGATATCTCAACCACCTGGGAGCCGTCCCATGTATCGGCGGGTGTTGTATAGGTCTTCTTGGCAAACGTCTTACTTGTAAGGGCTTCTAACTCCGCGACCACGCAGCACATGTCGATCTCTACCACGAGGCCCATCACCGGGGAGCCCTTTTGTAAAACAAAGGGCCAATCGCAGTCACAGGTGCCACGCCCGCTGGCGTCGTTGTAGGCATCAGACCATTCACTCATGACCGCTCCTTACGATAGGGTTGTCGCATTACCGGCAGCGTCCATAACCAGTAGCTCGCCCGACGCCGAGTACAAAGTGACTCCGTTAGCCAGCGTCCCTACTGGAGCCGTGCCATTAAATAAACTGATGGCACTGGTAGGGTCAGTCGTACTGCGGGATACAATAACACCAGACACAGTATTAACAGTAATGCCCTTCTCGTCAATAAGAACTTGGGTAGCACCTAGGGCTCCAAACGCAAACTCTCTATTCGACTGACTATACCTCACAAAACCATCGAGGTTGCCTTGAGGCGCTCCGAAGGCGATAAACTGATTCGTGCTATTTGTAGCTAACAACGAGATTCCCAGATTCGCGTCGCCGGACTCAAGTACAAGCATGTCAATCCCAGCGTTAGCCGTCACACTCCCTGCGGTGCCATCCCATATATGCACGCCGTCTCCATCAGGCGATGGGGCCGAACCCGCCACTCCTATCGTGATCCCGCCCGTGGCAACATTTAGTAGCTCAGAGGTCAGGATGGTGTTGCCGATGGTGAAGTCGGTGGTGGCGTCTACGGTGGTCGCCACGATAGACCCGAAGCCCGATGCGATGGTGCCACTGCTCAAGGCTCCGACACTTGTTAGGCTTGAGGCCGTAACGCCGGACGCTAGAGTCGACCCTGTAAGGCTACCAGCCGCCGCCGCAGCCGGTGCCGCCCACTTCACCCCGGTCGTCTCTCCGGAGTCAGCTGTCAGAACGTGGGTATTGGTTCCCACGCCGAGCATCTGAGGATTCCCGGAGCCGTCCCCGATCAAGACGTGGCCCTTGGTCGACATGTCTATCGACCCGATAGCCGATGATCCGTTGCCGACCAGGACGCCATTCTGGGTCAGGGTAGAGACTCCCGTCCCGCCGTAAGCCACGCCGACGTCTGTCCCCTGCCAGACTCCCGTCGCTATCGTCCCGACGCTCGTCAGGCTCGATGCCGTGACCCCACTCGCCAGGGTCGAGCCGGTCAAACTGCCCGCCGCCGCCGCAGCCGGGGCTGCCCACGACGGAATCCCCGACGCGAGAGTCAGGACGTTCGTGTTGGAGCCGACACCGAGCCGGGATAGCTGAGAAGAGCTTGACGCATAGACGATGTCCCCCGTCGCCTGAGAGTCGAAAACGTGCGTGCCGACCGCTTCCCATTCCGCCTGGGTTAGCTCTGTCCCGACGGAGCCGTGCTTCAGTTCGTTTGCCATCGCTCACCTCATGCTGCTGCGAGTATGTCGCCGAAGCCCCCGCGCCGGACGCCGTCCCGGATAGCCTCGGAAACCTTCCGCTCGAAATCGTCGAAGCCGTAGGTCGGGCCGAGGATGTTGATCGTGATCCCGCCCATAGCACCACGCGCTCCCAGAGGCACGACCGCTTCCGGCCCGCGTTCCCCGATCATCGCTAACGTGGGCGAGGTTACTATGCCGCCCTCCGCCATCTTCGGGATTTTCGGGATCGTCGGCAGACCCTTGAACGGTGCGAATTGGAAGGCGGGGAGGACAGTTATGCCTAATTTCTTCTTCTCTTCCCAGCCAAATTGTACCTTTTTTAGAGCTTCAAATAGACTGTTAACCGCGCCGATCACGGTGTTGATAATGCCGATGATCGGATTCGCGATAGCGACGACGACGCCCTTCATACCACCCCAGACCGTATCCCAGTTATCTCGTAACAGGAACAACGCCTTGACTAACGCGCCTCCGGGGAGGAGCCAGCCGAACTTGGAATTAAACGCCGTCTCGATCAAATCCATAACCGTGTCGAACACGGTCTTTATAGCTCCCCAGACCGTGTCCCAGGTTTTCTTAAACGTGTTAACAATCTTGTCCCAGTTTTTGAAGATCGCAATAGCGGCGACGATCGCGGCGACGATTCCGAGGACGATCAGGCCGATCGGCCCCATTGCGACATTCAGCACCGCCATCGCAGCCGCCTGAGCGTAGGTCGCCGCCGTCGTTATAATCTGGGTTGACCCCAAGGCTGCGACCGCTGTACTCATTGCGGGGATCATAATAACGAGCGGGCCGAGGGCCGTGGCAAAGCTTCCGATCGGCGAAAGAGTCGCCTTGACCCGGTTTTTCAAAATGTCGAATTTGTCCGACATCGTCAGGGTGGACTTCCCGAGTTCCGTAGTGCGTCCGAAGGCGTCGTCCATAGTCAGAACCATTTCATCGAGACTAAATACGCCCTTATCTATCGCATCGACAAATCGGATTCCTGCCCCTGCGCCGAACGCATCGGTTGCCAACGCCAGAGCCATAGACTTGCTGTCAGCCTCCTCGATGTCCCGGATCATCTCCTCCAGGCCACCCGCTATATCTGTTACGCCTTCGGACGCCAATTTTTTAATGGCCGTATTTAACCCTGGCATCATCTTGGTTGCCGATAGACCCGCCTTTTCCATATTCGTAATTAATGCAATGGATTCGAACATATCGAGGCCGAGGGTCTGCAACTGCGGGCCGAACGTGACGACGGTATCCGCGAGCTTAGTCATCGGAACGCCCGCCGCCTGCGACGCCGCCATCAACGCATCGAGCGTGTAACTAGCATTGTCGGTATCCTCGCCGAACCCAACTAAAGCGTCGGATACCGACTTAATCAGAGGCTGCAAGTCCTCGCCCATAACTCGCGAGGCTGTCAAGAACTGCATGGTGGCGTCTTCCAGGAAACGACCTTCCAGGCCTAGCTCGGTGTTGACGTCTGCAATCGCCGTGGCAACTTCTGCCGCATCCTGCGGGACGGTAGCCCAGATGTCCTTAAAACTCTGCGTCAGCCCTTCTAGTTGTTCGCCGGATGCGCCGGTTCCGGCGGCGATCGTGTTCGTGGCCTCCTGATACTCCTGGCCGAGTTTCGCCGCCGCTCCAGCCGCCAGGGTTAGACCGCCGGCTGCCATAGCGACGCCCTTCATGGCCGACCGGAACTTCGTCCCCATGCCCTTGACGTTCTGCTCCGCCTTTTTTGTATCGGCGTCGACGGTTATCGTCACCGTATTAGCCACTGGACTCCTCTATTTTGCCCTCGGAGATAATTGCCAGCATCCGTAGAATCCCGACGTCCTCCGCCAGTACCGCCGACGGCAGACAGCTATATCGCTGACAGATGCCGTCAATGATCTCGGCCTGTTCTAGCTCGGAGGGCTTCGTGACAGGCGTTCCGTCCCGGTAGGTTCCGCCTCGGACAGCCTTCCAGCGGGCTATTCCGAGGCTAAGTCTTCCCCCGTCATCGTCGCGGCCTCAGTCCAGGCTCCGAGGATCGCGGTGCCGAGCGCGGGAGGCAGCGACAGGAAACCCACCGCGTCCGGAGTCAGCACGGTGCCGTCGTCGTCCTGAAGGTTCCAGCTTTCCAGCACCTCGTCGCCGAACATCTGGAACGCGGCCCGGAGGTTGTCGGCATTATTCTCGGACGCGGACGCCAGAGACTGGAGGTCGAGGAACGTGCGAAGGTCAACGTCCAGTCGGGCTTCGATATGTATCCCCTCATAGTCAGGATCGGCGAACTCAAGGATGGCCCGCCGACGCTGTACCGTGTACGGCTTGACGCCGTTCCTGGTGGCTACCATTAGACCGTCGTCCAGGCAGGAACCGTACCGTCGGAGAGGTTCAATGTCGCCGACCATGTCAACGAGCCGTCGGAGCCCCTGGTGATCGCATAGCTCGCGACCTGCATTTCCATCGCCAGCTTGGGATTGCTCGACGAGTTGCCGCCGACTCTCAGGTCGAACGTCCGAGTTCCGGTGCGGGTCTTGAATACGTCATGCGACTTGTTCGACGCGGCGTTGAAGAAGCCGTTGACCGTCACGTCCCCGTCGGACATCCCGGTGATCCGCTCCCGCGCCGACTTGTCGAGGCCGGTAGTCTCGACCAACTCCTGCGCCATATTTATGCCGTAGTCCCCGATGTCATTGGAGATATCGCGGGCCGTACCGCCGCTGTCGTCTATTGCCAGGTAGTCACCCAGACCAGTCTGCTTAGCCATGTTTTCGACCTCCTATAGTCGCGTGAATCCCACTGCAATCTTCGCGTTGCTAAATGTCCCCGTCGTTGTCACTTTCAGATACCGGGCAACATTGCCGGACATCGTTAGCCGTTCTGCTGTCGGAGCCGCCGCCGCAGCGACAGTTGAGAAAGTCATAAAATTCGAATAGGAACCACCGCTAGAGGTAGATTCCTGCAAATTTACCGTGACACTGCCAGATGCAAGGCTGAAGATTTGGAGATACCCGACCCCGCCGTTTGTCGTTGCCGCTCCACCGTCCATTACCGTTCCAGACCCAGCCGACGAATGGGTGTCATCATGGGCAGTCAGCATGACACCGAAATCAGGGCCAGAGGCGTTCGCCGTGAATGTTGCGCTTGCCGAGATCGCAGAACCAGGCGATCGGGTCGTGCTATATGTTCCTTGCTTGGAGATCAGACCGACGCAGGGATCGCCTACCGCTGCACCCATCGGGACGAGGACGTCCTGATCAGCCGTTGGGAGCTTGCCGGAGTTGGACGTCCAGACGGCATGCTGCCGGGAAGATGCCGGGTCGAAGAAGGCGTCGACGCTGATCTCCCCGTCGACGATCCCGATGATCCGCTTCCGGGCTGAGACGTCAAGCGTCGTCACGTCCAGGAGTTCGTTAGTGTACCCCAGCCCGTTCAGGGCGTTTGCGTCGCCCGAAAGGTCATAGCCCTCGACATAAAGCCGGACGTTCAGCCCGTTTACTTTAGCCATATACCGCCTCCGTAATTAAAACGCTGTAAGGGCCTGCCAGCGGCCTCTATGGCGTGATCGTAACCTCGCCCAGTAGCTCCATCTCGTAAGGGACGGTCACCGTCCGGAATACTCCGCCGCTCATGTTGGTATAGCCGACAGTCGCGGCCCCGACCGATGAGTCGGTGACGTTGCCACCGAGATCGGCATCCGACCGGAGTTGACTGTCGATCTGCACCATCGCGTCCCATACCTCCTCCTCAATGCTCTCTCTGACATCTGCGGAGTCTTGCATCCGGAAGTACGCCCGGACGGTCACCGATACCCGCGACCCTATATCCCCCAGCGTCTCAAAGTCGTTTCGCCGGCCCGTTAACCAGAAGGCCAGCACCGGCGTCCCTGAGATCGCCAGCGGCTCCCCGCGGTAGACCGCGACGAAGGCCGGGTCGGAGATCGCCGCCAGGAGCGTGTCAATCTGGGC